TTCCCCATAATGAAAATAGCGCTTTAGAATTGCCAGAACGGTTTTTATGGTTAGCAGTTGTTGAAAGAGCACTAAAAGATTATTGCTTCTTTTTTGACAGATTATCAGGGCCGGATCAAAGTGATCGGGTTATGCAAGTCTTAGTTAATTTTAAGCAAAACAAATTCAGATATAATACTAAAAAAGTCATAGCTGAATATGATCGGTTAAATTGGTTTCTTTTTGAAACAGTTCCTACCCCATTCAATTTAGAATATATCTGCACGGAATTGTATGAAGATGGTAATGGCGTAGCGTCGTGCTTTAGAATAGAAGCTAAAAAACTTTTAAATCGTCACATACTTGATTCACGGGCAGAAGAACGATTCCCTGAAATAATTACCTTCATGCGAACACGAGAAAACGAGCCAACAGTAAATGCTGACCCGCTTAATAAAAATAACTTTCGCACTAAAAGGTATAGAGCGCCTAACGCTGATTCTTAGCGGCTTTATGCATCAAACCAACGCCTATTAAACTGATTCCAAGATCGTTTAAATAAGGCTGCACCTGCTTCAAAACATTCTGCAACTCGGCGGCTGTGGTAGCTAACCAAGGTTGTTCAGGAAACATAGGTGCAATCGTAAGCAATGCCTCAAGGACTGCTGATGTAAAAACCAGCACAGCTCCAATGATAGTTTTTTTACCGTTTAAAAATTGACCTAACTTAGTTTGTGAAAAGATCCACCTAATAACTCTATTCATAATTTCACCCCTATCGATATAATTGCCCCTTTACCAGCTCTGCAAAAGTCTGGCTCTTTAACACTTAACCGCGCGCTATTGTCTACTACCACATTGTTACAGGTACTTTGCGTTTGCCATGCCGTTACTCTAGGAAACCACTCCACTGGTTTTTCCGTTGTACAGCCACCTAATAAAACAAACAGCAACGCAACTTTAATCATTTCTTACGTTCAATAATTTGATCAAGTTTATTTTCAATACGGTCTAACCTACCGTTAAACCCTTTCAACTCAACCTGCATTACTTCAATTTGAAGACTGAGTTTATATTTGCTTGCTTCCAAATCTTGCAAACTACTTTTCACATGCTTGTAATCAAGACCAACAAGCGTAACAAAAATACCAATAAGCCCCTTAACAATTAAATCAATCCAATAAGTAACTTTGGTAAAATCGTCCATAACCTAATGCACACGGCCCCCACCAAACGCACTTATGATAATTAACTCTGCTTCACTAATACCGCTCATTAAGTTCATAAATTGACTCATGGCTAAACGACTGCCCATGATGCCAAGAGTGCCATTTACATTGCCGTATCGTTGACCTAGCAAAATACAGCCAGTTGTATCTTTGTTAGTATTTCCGATGTGAATAAGAATCTCGCTGCGCTCTGGAACATCTTGAACTTTATAACAAAGACCAAACTTCGGAGATCGATGTAACTTAATGGTATAGCGACCTTGAGGAATACACGAGATCATGCGCTCATTGTCCCGCCATGACTCCTCAAGCGTAACAAACTCAGGTCGATCTCCAACCATCATAACGCCAAAGGTTGCGCCATCATGTTCAGTTACACGCACGATTTTAAGCATTTTCTAGCTCTGCAATTCTTGCCTCTAATGTTTCAACTTTTGCTGACAATTCTTGTGTAGCTTTAACAAGCAATGGCACAAAGTTCTGATAAGCAAGCGCCATGTATTCATATCCACGCTGGACTACACCCTCCACATACGGAGTTCCTTGCAAAGCCTCTTCTACTTCCTGCGCTATGAATCCAGGTTGTATCGACTGATCTTTTGACCATTCTGGCTTATAGGCATAAGTTACAGGCTTCAGTTTATTAATTATATCAAGAGTAGAATCGATAGCAGTTATGTTATTTTTTATTCTAGCATCAGAACCGTTTACATATGCTCCGGCACCCCATACACCAGTACCGTTACACTGCAAATTATAAGCACCATTGTCAGTAGTGCCGCCCGTAAGAGTTTCTCCTGCTGCTGTTATTCTAACTCTATTAACCCCTGCTGTTGAAAACTGAACAATGTCACTAAAGCCGCCCCACTCCATGTACGTATTAAAGGTAGTTAATGCGCTTCCAGCAGTTTGTGTGCCTGTACTAGACTTTAACAGGCCCCCAGCATTTCCGAGTTCTACAATAACCGCACGACCGCCGGTGGTGAGGGCTTTAAGTCCTGCATTATAATAAGTATTGAAACCAACTATGGTGCCTACACTGCCGCTAGAATCACTTGGAGTTACTGAAGATACAGTACCGATTTGCAACTTTTCTAATGGCGTAGTCGAGTTAATACCGATGTTTCCATCTTGAGTAATTCTTAATCGCTCAGTTACGCTTGCTGCTCCATCAGCAGTAGTGGAAAAAACTAAAAGACCTGGCATGTCATTTGTGCCTGGCGTTGCAGCACTAAATGCTTGTATGCGAGCGGCTTCAATCATGTTTGTGCCGTCAGCACCTTGGAATGAAATACCACCAAGTTGATCGTTTGCTTGAACAACAGTATTAGAACCAGTAGCAGTTCCTCGTGTTTTACCTATAATGTTATAGCCACCTTGACTATCGTTAGAGTTCCATACTTGCGAAACCGCGCGAGTAGTTCCGCTAATTACATGCTCACGCTGCTCGATTGAGGTAACACCACCAGCAAAAAGATTAGTTCGAGCTGATGTAATTCCAATCAGCTCTTGTCCTGTGCTTCCAATTCTTCTATGTTCAGCGCCACCCGTAGAAAGTGCTAGTGTATTAGCTCCAGGCGAAAACATACCCGTATCAACATCATTTCCAGCGCAATAAGCTGGAGCAGCAGCAGTCCCAGCTCCAACATTTGATGGTAAGTTGCCACCAAAGTTTAAGTTGCCAGCCATTTGATTTGAGCCGTCCTTGGCTAAGCAAGAATTGATACCAGTAGCAAAATCATCATCTTGCGTATCATGTCGCCCTGCTTCAATGCCAATTCCATTGGTTGCATCTCCAGTCCAACCGTTAGTTGCTGCATTACCTTTAGTGTAAGTTCCTGACGACCAAGCCATAATTCTCCTATGCTTTCAAAACTTTATTCACGTACATGCGTGTTTCTAATGGGACATTTGATAGTTTGCGAATGTTTTCCCAGGTAATAGCTTTATCTCGTGCTTTCAATTTGCTGATAGCTTTATCAATGTTTCCTGGTCCCCAGTTGTATGCTGCCAATGCAATATCTTGACTGCCATATTTGCTAATCAACTGTTGTAAATAACGGCTACCACCTTCTACGTTCGCAACTGGATCGGTTGGATCTACTCCTAGTGACTTTGCGGTTTTTGGCATTAGCTGCATCAGTCCTGTAGCACCCTTAGAGCTAACTGCATCAGGTTTGCCGGCTGATTCAACATTGATCACAGCCTTCACTAGAGATGGTGGCGCGTATTGCTCGCCAGTTGGGATGCTAATGTTTTGTTTGTTTGTTTGAATTGTATCTGACTCTTGAGGTAATTGAGGAGATTGTTCCAATGCTGATAACTCATCCCAAACGCTAGACTGTGATATTTCTTGTGCTGGTATTTCTTCTACTGCTGTTGTTGGGAGTTGATTTGCTTGAAGTGTTTTACCAATTAAAGTAGCAAATCTATTAAAATCAGTTGTGCCAGATGGAGCTATTCCTTCAACGCCAGCTAACGTCTTGCCTAATATCTTTTGACCACGTTTTGTTCCTGCCAATGCAAGAGCGCCACTTAGCAAAGCACCAGGAACTAGCCCACCACCAAGCACCGTTGCACCAACCAAACCACCGCCACCGGTTGTGTAAAGCAACGCTTTCCGCCAATCTTGTGGCGTCATGCTTTGAGCTGCCGCTCTAAAACCACGCTCAATAACCGGTTCAACAACAATTAAATCTTGCTTTGTTTTGTTTAAGTCTTTTACTTCAGGCGCATGAATTTCTATGTTTGTTTTAATATCTTTGTAAAATTTTCGCCAAAAACTTGGATCTGTTTCAGGGGATGATTTCCAATTTTCCCCAATAGCTTTTTTTTGTTGATTCAAATAAACAAGTGAACCTTGCCCTTGTTCTTTTAACGCTTTTAAAAACGTATTAACTTTATCTTTATAAAAGTCTACTTTGTCTGCGGGTGCTTTGGTTTTAATCCACTGCAAAGTTTCATCTAATCTTGGAATAATCCCAGTTTGACGAGTTTCATCTACTTTTTGCAAAACCGATTGAATTGCTGTTTCGGCGGTTTCTTTTGCGTTTTGTAAATTAGAATACAATTCAGTTGGGTTGGTTGTATTACCTAACGCTTCATTTTTAATTATATTATCAGCAGATTTTTGCGCTTGCGTTGTAAATTCTCCAGGCAATGTTTCAATAATTTGATTTTTACTTACTTTAGTAAAATCTGATTGACGGAAACCCAAAGAAGTGCGTTGCAGGGATTCGCCAAGCGTTGTTAACGATGGGGCAATCTTCTGCAATCCTCTACTTGCTGCAACTACCGCAGTTGGTGCAGTTAATGCTGCTGCTAGTTGTGTTGCACTAGATTCAGGTGCAATGTTTTCTGCTCCTTTCATACCAAGATATGAAGCAAGTCCAAGACCGGCCTGCTTTAACATATCGACTTTGCCTTTGCCTGGTAATGGTGTAACAAATTCCGCTATTTGTTGAGGTGTCGATCCTTCTGCTAATCCTAACTGTGGAGCAATCGCGGCTAAATCCTCGGCTGCCATTTTAGAAATTCCAAAGTATGGAACGTTTAATCCACCAGCTCTGGCAAGTGCAACTCCAGGAGTAGTAATTAAATCGGCCAATCCTAAGCCCGCTTTTAATGCGCCAGTTCCAATATCATAAACGCCTTGCCCAAAAGAATAGGATGGTTGAATCGAAGGCGTCGTAGGTGTGCTGACCTCCATTGGTGATGTTGTTTGTTCACCTTGCAATAACGCTAATTCATCCCAAACATCTGCCATCTTACTTACCTGCTGCCTGTCTTAAAGCGGTAGCTGTTTGCCGTTCTGCTTGTGTAGCTTTTGAAGCCCATTCGGTACCATATTTATTTTTGAGGTTAGTCAAAAAATCTTGAGCTGCCATTTCCATAGAATTGCCTGTTGGTGCGCTTTTTAGTTTATCTTTTAAACGGTCTGCGATAGATGACGTTCCCGAAATCATCCCAACTCCAGGAATACTTGGTCCGATAATAGAATCCATTTGTTGTCGCAAATCGACATCACTTAACTGAGATGTTTGTCCCGATGCTCGGGCCAATGCAGCTAGCGATCCTTTTAATTTACTAAATGCCAACTCAGCAGGATCCCCTGGAATAACACTTCTTGCTTTAAATTCTGCGGCGCTCATATTTAAATCGCGAAAAGTTTTTTCTAAGTCGCGAACGGTTGCAATGGCTGATTGCTGTTGCTTAGCACCTTCAGTGCCTGCTTGAGCAGCCTTTCGTTTTATATCTTCAATATATAAATCTTTACTTTCTTCTGGAGTCAATCCAGGAATTTGGGGAACTGCACCAGCTGTTGTAGGTGTTGCAAATAAATCTGCAAACTCACCTGCTGGTTGTCTTCCTGCTTGAATACCTTGAAGTAGCACTTGATTGCGCAACTTTTGTTGCGTTAATGCTTGGCCAATAGGACCAAGTTCAAATTCAGCACCAGTAGTCAATTCAGCAAGTTTTTGTTTTTGAGCAAGTTTATTTACTAAATCCTGCTCTGCAAGTTTTGTATTGAACCCAAGTAATTGCTGTTGAACAGGTCCAGATTCTAACCCTTTAATAAGCCCTAATCGCTCTTCAGGTGTTTGTAATCCCATCAACTGGGTGCCAAGTTCAGCGGCTTGAATAGATTGCTCTGCTGCGGATCTACGAGCTTGTAGTCCTAACAAAGCAGATGCCAAACTTAACCCAAGAGCTGCGCCAAAATTTTGACGCCCTTGATTAGGTTGCTGCATCAACAAAGGCAAGGCTTGCGATAGTGCAGACTGGCCAGCACCCCAGGTAGTTGCGCTAGGATCCACATTAAAATAGTTAGCTAAAATACTATCTGCCATTTGTTATCTCCGCTGATTTGCTCCGCTAGTAATAGCAACTGGTAGTGCGCTCATAAAACCACCACCAAACCCGCCGCCTTGGGATTGTGGTTGTTGGGGAAGAGCCGCTATGTTCTCTCTTCTCCATTGTTCCTGTTGAGCTGCAATTTGAGCTTGAGTATTTGCCATAGACGCACCAGCTCCAATACTTGCAACACTTTTTGCCTGCTCGCCCTGAAGTTTTGCTTGCTCCATAGCTTGCTGCCCTTGCAACTTTTGCAGATCAATTTGGCCTGTTTGTTGCAACCCAGTAAGATACGGTTGATTAGTTGCTGCCCATATTTGAGCAGGTGTCATAAATGCTTGCTGTCCTTGTCCAAATGCTTGCTGTTGTACTGCGTAAGCACGTTCACTAGCTTGACCCATAGCGTTTTGCCTAGCGCTATTTTGTGCATCAGCAAGCTGTTTTACCTGAGCTTGGTATGCGCCACTAACTGGATCAATTCCTTGATCATATAAACGCTGCTGGAGTTCAGCATTTTGTCGTTTAAACTCTGGCTCCATTGTTTGATTGAATTGATTCATCACATCTTGATAGGCTTTGTCGCGAGCAGCACCAAAACCCTCTTGATATTGACCAAAGCCTTTAGTCCAATCAAACTGCTGACCTTGTTGAATTACTTCTGCGCCTAGTTGCCCACTTTCCCTTTGGAGCGCACCAGTTCGCTGCTCTGGAGTCATTAACTTCCATTCCTCATCAACCGACAATCGAGGATGTACTTTTTTACCTGGCGGCGTTTGCAAAGCACCTTGCCAATTTTGTTTTCCAGTTTGTGGGCCATATTGATTGATGATGTTATTCCAGCGATTGCGCCTAGGATCGTCTAAGTCCAATCGTTTTAGTTTAGCTACAGCCGTATTGTATCGCTCAAGAGCTTTAGCTTTTTTTGGATCTCCTTCAACTTTTGGTGCTTTCGTCAAAGCCGTTTTTGCCATAACTATACTTGTCCCCCTACGTCGTAGCGTATTTCAAATCCAAAAATTTGGCACGTTGTGTTTTTTATAGCACCGCTAACGCGCACTGAACCGCAATGCCCTTGGTTTCTCGTAGCATAACGATCAAATATATATTCTAAACCAGCGGACCAAGGAGATCCCCATGCAGAACCCCAAGGCGTAAAAGTCGATGTTGTTGTTGTTAGGAAAGTAGAAGTAGATCCCTGTTTGAAATTAGTATCAATATCAACAGCCAAAGTTGTGCCACGCTTAGTTTTTAACAATGGCCGAATGTCTCTAAATACCTTAAATGTTTCTCTCGAATTAAAGAAATTAAATGCGCTTCGATACGTGTAGTTAATAGTTTGTCCTGCTCCAGCTACAACTTGATCCATTAGTCCAGTTTCACCAGACCATATTTTACCGTCTGAGCCACCATAAAAAGGTAGTTTATTAAAGATACAACTTGCAGCGGCATCGTAATTTGAAAACAATTTAAAAACACACCAAGCACCGGTATCTAATGAGAATACAAGAAACGTTGCTGAGTTGTTTGATTGCGGGATTCTAATATAGACACGTCGTCCACCAGGCCAAAAATGACCACCCCATAAAGATGAAAAGCCAATAGAATTAGCAGCCGCCGTAATTATTGGATTTACTGTTCGGCTCATCGTAGAAAGAACTTGCGCTTCGCCTTTTTGAAATAAAGCAGAAACCGAAACAACGCCCTGTTCTGTGATAATCCAGATATCGGAGTTTACATAAACAAACGCACGATAACCTAAAGGCTTGCCGACATAATAATGTGCAATGACGGTATTAGTTCCAGAAGCACCGCTGGAGGACCAGTTAGTATCATCAGGAGAATATCCAGTAAAAGCGACGATCTCTCCCTCGCTAGATACTGCCAAGAAAATGTCCTGTGCTGTTTGCGCTGTCTGATTAGTATAGGTCAAGGTAAATAATAGTTGACCGCCTCTCCTCATCACAGAACTAAAGTCATATGCCTTCAATGCTGGAGAACCAGTTGTCATTGGAACATTGACCGTATCGTGATAATACATCTCAAGTGTATTCTTTTTTACAAAATACAATCGACCACGATAAGAAGACACATTGACTAGGTTAGCTAGTGTTGTTCCCCCTGGTGGATTTGCTGTTATATCCTGACAAAGTCCTGTACCAGTATAAACCTGTACATTATCGACTCCATTACACAGATATAAATTGCCTCGAAAAATATGCGAATTCCATTCTCCAGACGTATAACCACCAGCTTTTGAAATGGTAGTTCGAGCACCAGCAGTTGTGAAGCTATAAACTTCTGTATTTGAAGCTGCGACAAGTTGCGTAGTTCCTGATGCTGATGGCAATTCAGCCATAAACAAGGTTTGCGTTGTAGTCGTAGAAGTATCTAATTGAGCGTATCCATGCCGCACTTCTGGAGCACTTGCACCTGGAAACAAATTTACCAACTCCAAAGCCGTAGTAGGATCCATATTGTCAATCGGACTGACAATATCAAGACCACTATACGGTGCAGGTAAAGTTGTTCCTTGAAGTGCCATTACATTCCAAATTTACGAAAATATGGTTGATACACTTGAGGTTGATATGCTTGAGGTTGATATGGCTGCAATCCTTGTGGCGCATTTGCAACTTGACCCATTGCGCCCTGTTGCCACTGTTCTTGAGGCATTACTTGTGTATTTACCATTGACTCAGGTTGAGCTGCTGGTTGAAAGAATTGAGGAGGTTGCATACCAGCTTGTTGTGGCTTTTGTAGCGGTTGTCCATATACTGGTTGCTGTGGTGGAGTTTGTGGTTGAGGTTGTGGAAACACAGGCTGAAATGGTTTGTTTTCCGCTGGTGTAACTGGACCACGCGATACTGGCTGCCCGCGAAAAGCAGGTTGCTGCATGTTCTGCTGTCCCCCTAGTCTCCGTGGAGCTTGCGGAGTTCTTTTTAATGGCTCTCGATTTAAGGCACCTATTAGTCGTTGCATATTATCCTCGTAAGTTTTGCAATTTGTTCATAGCATTTTGATATACTTGCAAATTTTGTGGTGGCGCCTCTTGTGATTGAGGAACAGTTTTGTTCGCTACCGACATTGCTAAATTTGCAGCCGATTGACCTGGTTGATACACCCCAGGTTTATTCTGCTGCGTAGGCGGCGATTGTTTCAAAATAGCAGCAATGTTTGCATCTACTTCAGCTTGTGTCTTTGCGTTTGAAGTTGCTGCATTTACCAACATGGCTGTAAATTGTTCAGGTTTGTATCCGGCACTTTCAGCATCTGGTCCATACTTACTACGCACGAATGCATCTATTTTAGGGATAGCATAGGTTGCTAACGGATTGTTTAGATCAACCTCATAGTACCGTCTATTGGTTTCTTGATCGACATTCGCAAGTTTTGCTTTGCCGTCTTTGCCAATATCAAATTTAGATCCATCAGCTAGTGTTACTTGATACTTATCATCAGCAATACCTGCCTCTTTTAGTGAGCCCCTAAAATCATCACGCAAAAGTTGTGCGTCTGATTTGCCGGATGTTAATCGCCTACCGATAGAAGGTTTACCAAGCCAGCGAGAAACCAAGTTTGGTCCCACTCCCAGAATGTAGTTAGCGCCAAGATTAGCGTAATCTTGCTTATTCCCGCGACCCCTTAAAATATCTTTGCCACCACTTTCCCATCCCTCTGATAATGCCGCTACAGTTGCGGCAACTGGTAGTGCTACAGATCCAGCAGACCCCAATGTAGATGCGCCAGTTGTTGTAGTTCCCGCGCCTGTACCTGTGGCACCAGCAGTTGTAGTTGCTCCAGTAGCAGCGGTTGTGCCAGTAGCACCCGTGGCGCCTGTTGCACCCGATGAAAACAATCCACTGATAGTAGGAAATCCAGAAACAATTTCTTGACCTAACATTTGTCCACCAACCAGTCCGGCTACCTGACCATATTGATAGCCTTGATCTGGTTCTTCATTTTGATTGCTTTGGCCACCATAATTGGCCTGCACAGCATCATAAGCTGCCCAACCAGGTACACCTCGCTGAGTTAAAAAAGAATAGTATTGCTGTGGCGACATGCCTTTGGCTGGTGGTAATATGTTTGGTTGTTGTGGTGCCATTAGATCCAAGTCCCAAATACAGCAGTTCCACTTCGAGCAAATAATTCTGCTCTAGTATGGCCACCTGCATAAATTATCTTACTTGCTTGTTGTCGTGAATAATCTTCGTTCATTTGTGTAACAAAGCGTGGTTGGACTCCAGTTAATCCATGAAGTTCAGCAAACCGCTCAAGCATACCTAGCTCAAGTGTCTTCTGGTTGAAAATAGTTTCATCAGTATCAGCAACAAAATCGGAATAAGCCCCATCGTAATATGTCCATGAAACACCACCATCTGAGACAGTGCCAGAGGTATGAGTTGGAGGAGTTGCGCCTGTAGTTCCACCAGCAGTTGTTTGATAGTAATTACCGTTATAAAAGGTATACGAATTAGCACCGTAAGTTGTGGTAGTTGTCCATGTACGAGGCTTTACACAACGATCTGCAATATATTCAAAAATGATTATTTGACCGTTTTGATTAGCTCCAGGTGTTGGACTAATTAAAAGAGTTGAATTGCTAATACCACGCACTTGGAAACGCTGGTAAACAGTTGTGTTGATTCCATAGCCGCGAATCTCAGCATATTCTTGCGGAGACATCGGACCAAGTACGCGCCATCTTTGTGAACTATTCCAGAATGATTCGTATTGATACCAAGAAAATGCGGCAGGCAAACTGTATTCAGCTTGCCCACCGACTAACGTAAATGAACCAGACGCATACATCGACGGCCAGGGAAACTGATCTGCAATTTCACGATTTATGCGCTGAGCCATTGCCAGCAGTTGTTTAGTAGTAACATCAGTAGATGTTACGATATTGCTATCGACTGTGTATCCGGCTTCTGCCGCTACTGCTGCAACTGCTGTGGCTAACGTCATACTTTCCTTGGTCTACCTCTTCGGCGTGGAGCTTCACCCTCAACCTCTGGCTCTACTTCAACCTCATCAACCTCTTCAACCTCTTGTGCAAAATGAACACGCTTAGGACGTAGATCGGTGCCTTCATTGCCCTCAACGCGCTGCATCAATAATTCAACTTGTTGCTCAAGTTTTGCAGTACGTCGTAGTTCACGCTCAAGTTGCTGCTTTAGTGCCGTTACTTGTGCAGGAGTTGAGGTCGATGCTTCAAGCCAATCCTTAGCCATCTTTACAAATCGGCCAGTTGGACCAAGGCGCCGTTTAATATCATCATTAGCATCGGCAAGTTGTTCAACAGTTTGAAAGCCTATTCCCTGAAGTTCTCGCAAGGTAGATCCAGGTAGTGGCGGCCATTCTGCCAATGGAGTACCACTTTCAACGGTTTGATTGCCTGCTTGAAATGCTGCCCATTTTTCAGGGTATTCTACAATATCTTGAGGCTCTACACGGCGAACGGTCTCATCTCCACCAGGCCATTGTATTGATAGTGATATAATTTCATCAAAAATAGGTCTGCCAGCTTCTATGCTTTTTTGTCTATTTTCGTTGTAAGTTTTTAGGAATTTGACGTTTGCACCGCTATAACGCTTCTTGGGCGCGCCGCCATTCATTAACGTATTCCAATCGATTTGAGGCATAGTTCTCCTATAAAATAACTAACCTGCTAGAATGGTACGTTTCTTTTGTCTTGACATCAACCATATAACTTGCCTAAGCCATTACTAGCTTTTGCTCCTTTAAGGTTAAATCAAACAGTTGTTTTTGCTCTAGTTCATTAGAGGACTTTATAATTATGTTATCAAATACTGATTTAACTATATTTGGTGCTATGCCATCGATTTGAGGGTATTGTCCTTGAGAACCAGCATTTAACCAGTCAATAAATGCATCGGATGCAATTAAGCTACAAGCCCAAAAAGTAGCATTGCTTGTGGCATGTCTTAGCTTAACCGTGAAACAGGGATAACCATAACCCAATGCTTTACCGATTGCATTGGCATCATTAAGTAAAGAGTTAGAAGTAAGCAAAATTAAACTAGTCATTATGGTATATAAAAACTCTTAGTTAAAAAAGATTCCATATTGCTGATCTCAGTTGCAGTACAAGTTCGATTGATAATCAGCAAATACATCAATCGACCATCAAACGGCAAAGTGCTACCACCTCGTCGGCCAACAAATAAATTTAAACTATTGCTGTAATTGCCTGTGCCTTGGTCACCTGTATTGCTTGCTACTTCAGTACCATTAACTCGCACTTTGCAAACATCGCCACTAATATCCCCAATACATGTAACAATGTTGGTTCGTGGTGATGAATAGTTTGTTGGCGTTGTTGCTTGAACAGCAAGGCTTCCAGCACTTTGAAATTGATAACTAGCAGCCGTTGGAATTGATAAATAAAATGCTTGTGTTGCGGCATTGCCAAGCTCAAAAATCATCTGATTAGCAGAATCAGAACGTCGCAGAATGACAGCAAAGCAAGTGACTTTGTTGCTGGTAAAGGGAATTGCATTAGTCTGCATCCAATCATCAACACCATCAAAACTTAAGCTATTAGGACATAAGCCTAAAACATTAGTAGTAGTTAATGACGCTGTAGTTCGCTGTTGAGGTACTGTTTGAGTTGTTATGCGATTAATTGGACGAACATCTAGTCTAACAAGTC